TGGTGATTAGGCCGGGGCCGTTCCCCGGCCCTTTTTTGAGAAAGGAGAATGTCCGGTGCCCCGGCATGTCATCAAGCAGCCCCCAATCCCGCCTAAGTACAAGGTGGGTCCACGGCCTCTTGAGATCGTTCACGTTCCTCGAGAGGTCGTCAACGGCTATGGCGTCCCAGAAGACTGGGTCATTGAACATTGGATGAACCTCCCCAAGGAGGTTGAACCCAAGAAGTACAAGTTCAAAGATCGATTAGGAGCCAATGGATTGGATCACCTGAAGAAACCACCCAAACCGCCCAAGCCAAAGAAGCGCGGTCGGCCACGCAAGATCGGGCCCAAGAAGAAATGGCGCGAGGACCCGTACCGCTTGTCGCCGTCCACGCGCCCCGGTGCACGTTGGCACACGGTCAGCGTTCCAGAACTCGCCCACGCGCAGCTCAAAGAGATGTCGCTTTTCTATGAGATGCCGCTCACACAGATCATAGCCAAGCTCGTCGGCGAGGCGTTTGTAAGGGCCTCAGAAGAATCCGCCCTCCTCGCACGAATCGAGGCCAACCGACAGAAGGAAAGTGCAGATGGAAAAGCTCACGAAGATGTACCACGAGACGCAGATAAGCCTGCCCGTCGAACTCACTTTTGAGGTCTGGCCTTCTCTCGAAGTACGCGGCGAACTCCTGCCTCCGATGGTCGAGATCACCAAGATCATGCTCACGATCGTTGGCCCCGGCGGCAAGCCTCGGACCATTGACATCACACAGAGTTTCTCTGAGGATCAGTTCATGGCATTGGAAGACGAAATCATTGAGGCCTACAGTGAAAATGAGTGACGAACTACGCGCCCTGAGCGCCCGCTATCCAGAGCACACTGAGTTCATTCAGGCCTGCGCCGACAAGCTGGATGAGTCCCGTCAATGGAAGCTCGCGTGGATTCAATCAGAACTTCGCAACGAGGCCTTGACACGCGAACTGGAGCTGTTAAGATCCAAACCCTAGACGCAAGTCTTAGTCGCAACCAGAAAGGAGAACGCGATGTCCCAGAAGCCCACTGTCCCCGCCACTGTCTGGCCTTTCCCTATTTGGGACGGCACTCAGTGGCTCACGCCGCTTGAGCAGTTGACCCCGGCCGCGCGCAAAGCGCTCCGTTCCGAGAAAAAAGATTCTCGGACCCCGGACCTGTCCGACATCGAAGACGCGAGGTTCTGACATGCTCGTCAAGAACCCGCAGACAGGCAAGATCGAGGTCGTCCGTGGCAAGTCCGAGACCTTCTTCTACAACACGGGCCGCGTTCGCATCGGCATCCTCTACCAGCGTCCCGCCCCTGCCATGTCCTTTGACGAAGAGCGTCTTCAGCGGGCGCTGCTGCGTGAGGCCAAAGCGGCACGGCGGCGGTCATGAAAAAGCGCAACAAGAAGTACCGGCCACGGCCCGTGATCCGCGACACGATGTCCTTCGTACTTTCCGGCATGCAGCGCCTGTCCGACATCAAAGGCTACTGCGTCACCGTGCAACTGCGCACGCGTGCCGCGCTTGAGCGGCTGCGCCTGGGCATGGCAGACAAGGATGACGTCGCACGGCTCATGGCCATGCTCAACCTCACTGAGGCGCTGGCGATGCACGGCCTGGGCAAGGATCACCTCGAGTCGCTGTCCACGATCCAGAAGCACCTCGTCAACCTCGCCACGCGCGGCGCGGCCACCGGGCGCTTCATCATGAACGCGGAGCAATGGCAAGCGCTCAAGGACCTGGCTGACCTGCACGAAGCGCAGCTCGAGACCTGCACCGTCTACGAGGTTGAGCAGGCAGTGGACTTCATCGAAAGAAATCAGCGCTCCGGCAACGTCCATCTAATCACACCACCGAAAGGGATCGTATGAAGCGCATCGGCAAGAATGCCATCGAAGTCATGGAGATACTCCAACGTGCCTGGGCCAAGCTTGATGTCCAGCAGGGTGAGGGCACGATCGAATTGCTCCCGCCCGAACTCACTTATGAAGAGTTCACTGAAAACCCGGTCGTGCAGTGGCTCTTCGCGGGCCACTTCCCGCCGCCCTTTGCCAACGAGGCGATCGCCTACGAGGCCTACATGTTCTATACCACCGAGAGAAAGTGAGAACTGCCATGTTTAGTCTTGCCACCTTGCAACTGCACAACGTCCAAAAGGTTGTCGTCGGGCCCGAAGAGGAGCGAAACAACTATCACTTTCGCCGGATCTTGATTTACACCAAGACCGGAGAGACCACGATCGAACTCTTCTCCCACTTCCCCGACGAAAACGACGACGACACCGGTATTCTCGTCTCCGTCTGAGCCAAGGACCCGCCATGAACAAATGCCGCACTTCACGCCCCCGCCCGACCTTCGCCCAGATCGCCGAGGAGGCACGGCTCAAGGCCAACTTCGAATACGAGGCGCGTCTGTCCTCTGATCTTGCGATCGCGCTCGAACAAGCCCGTGCCGAGTACGAAGAGGCCTACCACCTGCTCTCCAAGCACACCACTGCGCTCGAGCTTGAGAACGCCATGCTGCGAGAGCAGTTGCGCATTGCCCAGCGCTCATGGTTCCAGGCGCTTGTCTCACGGATCAAGAGCCCATGGGCATGACCAACGCTGAAGCGATCACGGACCCGGCGCTCGTCTGGCGGCCCATGGACACCTGCCCCACAGGGCCGAAAGTGCTGCTACTGAACGCCGCAGGGATTGCGAGCACGGGCTGGTGGGATGGCAAGGGCAAATGGTACGTGGGCTGGTATCCACTGCCCAAGGTCCCGGCCGAGATCCGTGCGCTGATTGAGCCAACGTACAAACCGAAGGAGCAGATATGACGCGAGATGAAATCCTTTCACGGGCCGAGAAACACGGCCCGATGATCGCGGGCTGGATCTTCAGCGCGCAGGGCCTGGAGAAGTTCTGGCGCGAGGCGTTTGAAATGGGCCGGAAGTCAGAGCGCGAGAACTGCGCGGCACTGACCGAGCACCTGGGGCAAGAGGGGATGGGTACTCTTGCGATCGCAGCGACGATGAGGAAAAGGAAATGAACCGAGACGACATCATTCGCATGGCGCGGGAAGCTGGACTGTTGCGAGGCGGAGATGGGTGGACAGAGCCGCACCGCTGGGGAATTACCGAACTTGAACGCTTCGCCAACCTCATCGAACAGCATTTGTCTTACGACGGCATTCACACATGCCATGCTGAGTGCCAGCGTCCTGCGTGTGTTGCGGTGCGTGAAGCAGTCAAGGCCGAACGAGAGGCGTGTGCGCAGTTGATAGAGAACTACGCTCTGCAATACGACGAGCCCGTCTGGGCACTTAAATTGACCGCAGCTATCCAATCCAGAGGTGAGAAATGAGCACTGAAGACCACGGCACCATCAAGTTCCTTGAGGGCGCACCAGACTACACAGAGATTTTCCGTATCTCACGTGACGGTATCTGGGCTCACCCTGATGCACCTATAAACGAAACTGCCAAGAAGGTTATAGAGGCGCTGGATTCCTACATTAAGGAGCTGGTGCAGAGAGCGGTAGAAGCCGAGCGTGAGGTATGTGCCGAGATGGTTGAAAGCATGAATGTGCAGCATCCGAAATACATAGCAGCAGCTATCCGAGCAAGAGGTGAGAAATGAACCAAAACGAAATCCTGAAGATCGCTGCCGAGGCCGGAGCGTTTTGGGAGCTATCGGAGACGCCAGAGAAAGATCTCGCCTTTCTGATGCGCTTTGCAGAGCGTGTTGCAGCCTACGAGCGTGATCGGTGCATCTTAACGCTTGAGCGTTTGTACGAGCGGTCTGGTGAACAGTACAAGCAATACCTGCACGCAGCCAACGTGCTAAAGGGGGAGGTATGACTCCGGGACCGTGGAAGATTGATATGACAACCATGTTTGACTGTGGATATTCGAGAGCTTCAGCAGCTATCGTCGGAGCAAATGGAGCGCCTGTGGTGCTGTTTGATCCGTCCGAAGGTGAGTACAAGCAAGCTCTTGATCCAGATTCGGCAGACGCCCGCCTGATTTCAGCCGCGCCGGATTTGTTGGAGGCGCTAATGATGGCTGTGAGCGCACTTGAGCGATCAGATTACATCCAAATGGATGGCGATAGCTTTGATGTTATCGAGGTTTCCCGCGAAGCTATCGCAAAAGCACGAGGTGAGAAATGAACAATGGAGGTCCAGCGTTCCCAACGGGCACGGCTTATCAAGGTATGTCACTGCGCGACTACTTTGCAGCACGGGCTATGCAAACGCTCCTAGGTTGGGATGATGATCACGCCAACTGGCGAACCTACGCAGAGTATGCATATCAGATGGCAGACGCCATGCTGGAAGCGAGGAAGAAATGACAGAAGCCTTTTTAATCGGCTGGGCCGTGGGCATTCTTACTGGCTACGTCGCATGGGCACCTGAAACAAGGTTCAAACAAAACTTCGTTGACGGTCTGACACTGAGGTTTTTGTGGAGGAAAAAATGAGCATCGCAGTTATGAAGCAGGCGCTGGAGGCGTTGGAGCAGATCAACCAACTTAGCATTGGCGAGAACGCCATCGCTCTGCCAGGTGAGATCGACGCAGCGATGGACAACCTCCGCGCTGCCATTGAGCAGCCTCTCAAGATCGACCCAGCCGATTGCCATATCCGTGTTGGAGAGGTCTCAGAGCCAATCTCTGTTGGCGGCAAAGAACCCTACGACCAGACCTCACTCGAACTGTGCGAAAAGTGCGGCTGGAGAGCGATGATCCCCGGTGATGGTTGTTTGGTCTGTGCGCGGCAGAAGGCGAAGCGCGAATGGGTCGAACTGACGGACGACGAAGCGCGTGCTCTAGTTAATCGAGCGACTTTCGGCGACAAAACAAACTGGCAGGCGCTCGTTTACATGGTCGATGCAAAGCTAAAGGAGAAGAACACATGAAACCCGTCCTCTGGATCCACAAGGCCAGCGGCAGGATCCGTTTTGACGGAGAAAACCTTCCCGAATCCTGGATCCCGCTCTTTGCCAAAGAAGACCTCGAGCTCACGCCGACCACGGCCCACGCGCCCATGGAACTGCCGGACAAGACACGACGCATCTGGGACTACATCAAAGACAGAAAACGCCCCTTCCAGGCCCGCGACGTCGCCGAACACTTTGCCATCTCCACCAACACCGCCGCCAACCACCTCTCTACCCTCCACCTCGTAGGCGCACTCTCCCGCACCCGCAAGACAAAAAATATCCTCTGGGAGGTGATGTACAAGGAACCCAAAGAACACAGAGAAAGGCCCCGGCCAAAACAAGAGACTGCCGAGGCCACCCCACACCGACCACGGCCCACGCCAGTCACCAGCTACCCCCACGCCCGTGGCTACGACGATTGACAGGAGACTGAAATGCTGCGCCCCGCACTGAATTCGACAGAGGATCCCCCTTCACGGACCACGGACCAGGAACTCCTCGAATACATCAACGCCCTCCGACGACGGATCGAGGTCCAAAATATCCAGATGGAGGCGCTCGCAGTTGAAGTAAGATCGCTCCAGATCAAAGCAAAAGAACAGGAGGATTTCATCGACCGCCTATCGCTGGATCTCGCTCTCTACAATAAAGGGCCTGTCAACGGAGCTTCATCATGAACCAGAATGTGCTATCAGGATTGAAGGATTTGCTCGGTATACCTGCCCAAGATAAGTATGTTCACCTTGTCACCTTGACCATCAATGGTGTGAAACATCTCTACTTGGGTCCCGTTTTGCCAGAATTGTTCGAACGAGGCTGCGACGTCGAGATCTCTGCCATCGAGTTTGGTGATCTGCTTGAGGTCGAACACGCGATCCGCCTCCTACAAGGGAAATACCTTGAGGGGGAGAATGTCAACTGAGGGTGAGGTTCTTGTGGGTCGGGAAGCGGGGCTCGGGTGTTGTAGGCATCCGGGCCCCGCGCGTTTTGGAGGGTTCGAGGACCACGGATCAAGGGCCACGGGCAAAAAACGCCAAAACAGTAGAAATCTGGCTACTATCGTGTTTTTGTTTTGAAAATTTTTAAAAAATGACGTAATGCCGTAATGGACGTAATGAATCAATAAAATCAAGGGGTTAGAGCAATACGTTTCATTACAGTAGGTAAAGTGGTGAAATTCTTCTGGGGATCGCGCGCGCGCAGGTAGTTGAAAAAAGAAATATTTTTTTCTGGAAAAAGTTCTTCTTTTTTGGGCTTTTGTCTTGAGGTAGGATACAGCCCTGCCCTGGCAATCCTGCCTGGGTTGCCATAGAGGAGAAAGGTGATGTTCGAGATCGAGAAGGGTGTACCGCTGCCTGAAGGCCGACAGTCTGGGTCTGTTTATCCGTTCCGGTTCATGGAGGTCGGTGACAGCTTTGTTGTGTCCGAAGAGGACAGGCTGAAGAACGCACGTGCGGCTGCGTACTCCTACGGTAAACGTAGTGGCCATAGGTTCGCCTGTCGGCGGGTAGGTAATGGCTGGCGCTTCTGGCGTGTTAGCTGATTGCTGAGTAGGGAGGCCGGTGATGTCGTCAAAGGATAATCAGTTCATGCGAGGCAAGAAGTTAGGTCGCCGAGATGAGCGTACTGAAGAGCGCATCAACCGGCCTGTCACAGTTGTCAAACCCAAGGTACTGAGCCCGCAGGAATGGAAGTTTGTCGAGGAGTTTGTTGCTGGAGAGGGCCACGTTACCCTGAGGGAAGCGGCTTTGCGTGCGGGGTACAGCGAGAGCTGGGTAAGGACCAAGGCCCGGGAGCTGACCGACCCGGACAAATGCCCTCACGTTGTGGCAGCGATCCAAGAGCGCCGGCGCGAACTGGGCGAGAAATACGCGACGACGTATGAGCGGCACATGCGTGACCTTCAGATCATTCGAGACCAAGCACTGGCTGCGGGAGCGTACGGTGCGGCCGTCCAAGCTGAGTACAGGCGCGGCCAGGCGCTTGGCACGATCTACATTGACCGCAAGGAGATCAGGCACGGCACGATCGACTCCATGAGCAAGGAGGAGGTCATGCGAAAGCTTGAGGAGATCAAGAAGCTTTACGGCGGCGGCAACGGCGGGCCGATCATCGACATCACGCCCGATCAGGTACGGGAAAGCGCTGATGTCCGAGAGCTGCCGGATGCTGATCCGGTTGAAGATGACACCGAAGACCCTCAGGAGGCCCCAGAAGCGCCTGAAAGCGAAGGAGAAGGGGAAGATGCCAGCGAAGCCAGAAAGCGCCCTGTATCGGCGGCTGAGAGACAACCTCTCAGCGTCCGACTGCCATTTAACCCGAATCGAAAGTAGGGTAGGGCTCGGTATCCCTGACTGCTTGGTCGCGTTCAAGCGATCGGGCGAATTTGTGAT